GCGGTTTGGCGCGGCGCTGGACATAGAAGTACCGGAACTGGCGTGGGTACTACGCAATTGGCTCAAGTATCAAGATAACGGCTGGAACATGGACGCCATTTTTGGCGATCAAAGTACGGATGGGCAGTATCACAAAACGGGATTCACCCGGCAGATTATGTACTCGTATCTCGAGGCAGCAGGTTTTAGAGGTACGGTGACGGTAACTGAAAAATGGAGTCACGAACAGAATTGTTTATGTTTTAGCATGGTGAAATGAGGAGGAGATTATGAGTGTTTTTTGGCAAAATTATCTTGGTGAAGACGGCGATTTAATAATCAAATTGACTAACTTCGCCGGTTACTGCCACAACTGTGGCGCGGAGTTGTGCGCCGATGCTCTGGTGACCACTCCACTCAGTTGCTTGAAAAATGGCAATGTGATACACCTGTGCATTGGAGAGTTAGTTGACCCAAAAGGACAATCTTCAGCAGGGCACCAGTTTGTGTGTCATTCATGCAATACGCCGGTGGTGATGATAGACGTGCGCGATGTAACCAACGAGGCCGACTGGCTGAACAATATTACGGACGCGCTGAATAAAAAGGAGCTATGATGTCATTCTTACATGAGGACGAGTTTTTCTTATTGATGGATTTACGGCAAACCGGTGCAATGCGTCCGGATGGAAGTTTAGATTTTAATTCTATAGATCTCACAGTGGATCACATCAGCGATGAAAGCATGAAGCAGTTACGCGACGTGGGTGTCCAAACCACCATGCCGTTTGACTGCAAGTGGGGTGAGTTTGAGCCGTCCAATGGAGCTTACAATTGGCGGTACTACGACGAGTATGTAGCTAAAGCCGAGCGGTGCGGCTTGAAAACTCTGCTGTTCACGCCTACTCACTATCCCGACTGGTTCCCAGATGATTGGTATGTGTGGGACGTACATCGGAAGGTGCACAAAGAGGCGTTATCGCCCTGGTGCGAAGAGGCGCAAGCCGCCAACAGTGAATTCAACAAGTTGTTGATTGACCGCTACGCATCAGAGTCGGTAATGGTGATATCCGCGCAACTCCGTTGCGGTGAAACCGTGCTATTGAACGAGGCGGCGTTCTATGACCCACACGCGGTGAAGTCCTTCAAGCGGGTGTACGGCTCTGACAGCCAGCCCGTGCCTGGAGACCCGGCAACCGAAGACTGGTTGGAGACTTCCTACGTCCAAATGTTGGTTGACCAGCAGAGAATATTGAGAGACAACCAGTCGCAACACGAGATCTGGATGATGCTGCATCCGGCAATCGCCGACTTCCCTGGGCTATATGGAAATGGAAATAAGTGGATTGAGTCCATTTTGCACGCTTTGAAGTACACACTCGAGCCCGTGACCATCAACCACATATACTATACATGGATACAATGGCAACAGTACTGGCCGATAATGAATAGTTGGCGACAGAGATTTGACGAAAACGTGTTTGGTGGAGCAGAATATGCCGAAGGCCTGCCAATAACCACGCCGCATGCCATAAACCAGGGTTTGAGAGGGCAAATTATTGCACCGTGCTACCCGGGAATTCACGACAAATTGCAACCGTGGATGCTGGAAAATATCCGAAATGCACAGTCTCAGTGGCTCGCCAAATCGCGTGGGGGAGTTTAACTCTACGTAATCTAATTTTAATATTACTTTTAACTTATTTTAATGTGGTTTTAATCTTTTTTAACCTCTTTTAATCTTTCGGAACACGTGGAACACGTTGAGGCCGAAAAAGATTAAATATATTAAGAACTTTTGCGAGACGTATTTAATACAAAATGACCGAAAGGTGTTCCACGTGTTCCGGTCCGAAAACCGTGCTAAAAGCGGTGAAGCGGAGTGAACCAAAGCCCGTGAGATGTTATATAATAACTGTGTAGCGGGTGCCCGTGGCCCGTGAGATGGAGTGAAACATGGCCAAAGGAAGCACAAATACTGCACCTAAACAGCAACCGCCTGGAAAAAAGAAAGTGCCAGGCGTGCCATTCTTCCCAGGCGATCCGAGGATAAATAGGAAAGGGCGGCCACGCACGTTCGACACACTACGCGCGCTTGCACAGCAAATTGCCACAGAGATGTCGTCGAGCGGCTCTTCGATGTCTAACGTCGAAGCGATTATGCGCGATTGGGCGTATTCTTCCGACGTGCGGAAGCAGCAAATCTTTGTGGAGTACGCGTATGGGAAAGTTCCAACCAGCAACATCGATGCGCAGATAGATCTCTCCACCCTCACAGACCAGCAATTGCAGAGATTGGCGAATGGCGAATCCCTTATCGACATCCTTGCAGATAAGAGCTAAGGCCGTCCTTGAGCTTAGAAAGCGTGAGCAAGAAGGGCGGTCCGTTGCTTCCGGCAAGCCTACGCTCTATTCCCTGTATGGAAATGACCCCGTAGCTTTCGTGCATGATTGCTTTTTGTGGAAAGAGGACGAAGGCCCCGTGGTTTACCAGGATGAGATTATGAGCAACCTAGTGCAGTATCGCCGAGAAAGTGTAAGGGGTCCTCACGGCTTAGGCAAGACGGCGATGGTTGCATGGTTGGTGCTTTGGTTTGCTCTTGTACATGATGACGAAATCGACTGGAAAATTCCTATTACCGCTTCAGCATGGCGGCAGTTGACAAAGTTCGCAATGCCTGAAATCCACAAATGGGCTCGAAAGCTCGATTGGAAAAAACTCGGCCGTGAGCCTTTTAGTGAGCGCCTTGAACTCCAGCAAATAAACCTCCGCCTTCGCAACGGTGAAGCTTTCGCGTTAGCGAGCGATAACTCCGTGATGATAGAGGGAGCTCACGCAAGCAAGATGCTCTACGTGTTTGACGAGAGTAAAGAGATACCACCGCCGACTTGGGATTCGGCGGAGGGTGCGTTCTCAGCCGGTGATTGCTATTGGCTTTCTGTAAGCACGCCTGGGGAACCCATTGGCCGCTTTTACGACATCCAGTCGCGCAAGCCTGGGTATGACGATTGGCATGTACGGCATGTGACTCTTGAAGAGGCAATATCCGCGGGTAGGGTGAATCAGCATTGGGCTGACCAGCGTAAGCTTCAATGGGGCGAGGATTCTGCCGTTTATCAGAACCGAGTACTTGGCGAGTTTGCCACCTCTGAGTCGGAAGGTGTTATCCCGCTCTCATGGGTTGAAAAGGCAAATGCGCGTTGGGAAGAGTGGCATGATGCACCTTCCACTTTACCGTTCACGGCGGTAGGAGCGGATATAGCGAGATCTGGCGAAGATAAAACCGTGCTCGCCTTGAGGTTCTGTAACGTGGTAACCGAATTACGGAAGTACGCAAGGCAGGATACGATGGAATCCGTAGGCAGGATAAAAGGTATCCTGGACGTGCATGGTGGCCGTGCAGTTGTGGATGTAATTGGAATTGGCGCTGGTGTTGTAGACAGATTGCGCGAATTGCATATGGAAGTTACACCCTTTAACGCGTCAGAGAAAACTGACTTTCGTGACAAATCAAATGAAATGGGATTTGTGAATTGTAGGTCCGCGGCTTGGTGGCACATGCGCGAGCTGCTGGATCCTCATAGCGTAGATGACCCCATTGCGCTTCCACCCGATGATATGCTGACCGGCGATCTTGTATCTCCGCACTGGAAAATTACAAGCGGCGGCCGCATACAGGTGGAATCGAAAGACGATATACACAAACGACTTGGGCGTTCGACAGATGACGGTGATGCGGTAGTAATGGCGTTTTGGATGCCACATACTCCGTCAATGCAGAGTTGGATCGATGCACTCAAGCGGCGGAATAAAGAAAGAGAGGCCGTTACATGGGACTATTAGACGATTTACGAACAGCGCTTCAAAAGATCCGTCCGGCAATTACCACCAGCACTAATGCGCCGGCGCCCAATATCACTGCGATCCCGGGCTTAGGCCAGTTGGAAGTGGTGGACACCAATCAGAATCCAACCATGGCCAATATCCCCGGGAGTTGGTCAAGGAGTTGGCTAGGTCCCGGACAGCCGTTTACCGCTGGTGATATCAGCGCGCGGGATAAAGACCGAGAGATGGAACCTCGGACATTTCAATATGTCTCAGGCGCCAACAGCACAATCAGCCCTCGTATGGCTTACGGCCTCACGCCCTTCGCAGACCTGCGCTTTTATGCGGAAACCGTTCCTGAAGTAGCAATGTGCTTGCGCATCCTGACGGAAGAAATGAAAGCATTTATACCAACGATTATTGACTCGGAAAAAGGCTCGGCGGTTGCAGATCCCAATACCTCACTCGAGTGGATGACAGAAAGACCTGATGGATATAATCCTTGGCCCATTTGGTTATCGCGCTTCCTTTACAACGTGCTCGTGTACGATGCCGGCTGTTCATATTGGATGCGGAATTCAAGAGGCAAAGTTACCGGCGCGCGCGTTATTGACGGAAGTACGATCTTTGTGTTAGTGGACGAGCGCGGCGAACAGCCGAGACCACCGGCACCGGCTTTTCAGCAGGTGATCTGGGGTACCCCTCGCATGTTCCTAAATACCCGCCAGCTTTGGTATAAACCTCGCCATTTGCGCACTGACGCGCCTTACGGCCGCAGCCCTATAGAGGATTCACTTCCCGCGGTTTTGATGCTAAACCAGTTGTGGGATTATGAATGCCAGAAGTATATTGTAGGCAACATTCCTGAAATGGTGCTCACCGCCCCAGAAAACTGGAAGGATAACGCGGACAAGGTGCTTGAGTATGAGGAAGCTTTCAACGCTCGTATGAGCGGAAATAATAAAGAGCGCGCTCGGGCGAGAATCGTACCTAACGGTATGGGAGTGTTGAACACTAAGGAATTGTCCTTCAACAAGGAGAGCTATGACGCGGCTACCAACTCCGTAAGGATGTCATTCGGCATTTTGCAGAGTGAAGTAGGCGATGCACCTGGCGGTGGACTCGGAGGTTCCGGCTACGCCGAAGCGATGCAGAGTGCATTTTACCGCATGGGACTTGCGCCGTTGATCTCCTACGTAGAAAGCCACTTTAACGACATCATCAAGGAAAACCGTATTGAAGGCAGAGAGTTCAAACTCGAGTTTCCACCTGACTCCATTGATCCCACCAAAGAGGAAGAGAAATACAGCATGCGGTTCCAAATCGGCGGTATCACTCGCGACGAATATCGCGAAGGCATCAAGATGACGAAGATTGGTGGCGATGAAGGTGCGTTTATGGTTACGCCAGGTGGACAATCCGGCGGTGAAGAAGGCGATCTGTTTGGTGGTATGGGTGGTTCAGATCCCAGCGATCCAAGCGGCGGCCTATCAGGAATGGTGAATGTAGGAAACAAGAATATAGTGCAGGTGCGTAGACCAGTGCATGTAGGACGAAGTCCTGTGAGAGTTGCACGGCGTCCCGTCTCCGTTTTCAAAGTAGATAGCAGGCTGCAATCGCTTGCGCAGCAAGTTGACTTCAACGGCGATATGGCGCAATTTGCAATTGGATTTAAGGAGGAGCAGGAACACGTTGAAGCGGTTGATGGAGATGAGGTCCTCATAGCGCAGATTGCAGCCGACCACCTGGAGGAGGATCCGGAGTACTACACGAAGCTTAGGCAGGTGATGGAGAAATATGATCGGTCGGAATTGGCGAAGTATACCGGTGTATGCGCTGAAGACGACATGTACTACGGTGCGGAAATCCAAATACGCGAAAGCGTAGAGATGCCCTCACAAGGTGCAAATGAATCGCTTATTGTGGCAATCGGAAATGAGAACCAGCACGCGCGTCCCGCGGTCTGGAAACCCGAGACCGGTGAGCAGGAGAAACTGCAGAATTGGATTGGCGGAAAATTGTTTGCAAGAGCCGAGGCCGCTTACTTGCTCGATAGAGAGTTGGCGGAGAATGAGGATGCATACCTTGTCCCGGTCACTTACACCGCTCAGATTGATGGAGTGAATGGAAGCATCCAGCACTATCTTATAGGCCGTCAACCAAAGGCGGACATCAGCTCCTATGGTTACAGCTGGCTCGAGCGCGCCGCAGTCCTAGACTACATCATGGGGCAGCTCGATCGCGAGAATAAGAATTGGTTGACGCATCCTACGGATGAGCGAAGACCCGTGCTTATTGACTCGGATCTCTCATTCCCTGCAGGCGACAAAGACCACCCAATCAAAAGTTCCTTCGTAAGCGAGCTTAGTGGTAAGCAACTTAGTAAAGATATGTTGGACTCCATCTACCTTCTGCTTGGAAACCAGGATTTATGGGACGACTTGCGAGATGTGTTAGACAGTGACAAGGCGGTTGAAGGTGCTAAAGCGCGGGCAAAGGAGATCTACGAGGCCCAGTGCATTCCGAATGTTATTCGGGTTACGCAATCTGAAAATGAGGTTGAGTCTGAGATGATATTAGTGAAAACTGACTTTCAAGAGTCAAAGCACCCGCGCGACAGCAAAGGACAGTTTGCTCCGAAGGGTACTTCCTCGGGAGGCGCTGCACCTAAAGGAACCTCCTCTGGAGGAAGTGCGCCGAAAGCAAAGTCCGCACCAAAGGCGAAGCCAGTAGTGAATGCGGAAAGAAACCATTTGCATTTAACCTCATTAAAGCGGATAAACGAATTTAATTGGGCAAGAAAGCAGTTACAGGTTACAGCAAATCGCGTAGCAGATATCTCCAATATAACGCACCTGGAAATTTACGGCGCATATACTACGAGAAAGATTCAAAAGAATGACAAGCTCCAAATTCTGCTGCACGTAAATGGACCGATAAGTGCCGAACAGAGAAGCGCCGAGACTAAAATGAATGCGCTAAATTCTTCAGGCGGACAGAAACTTGGAAATGTTGAGTACAAATTTGTGGATGACACCGATCCCGGCGACATCAAGATGATAAACAAAATTAGAAGGGATAATCGAGTTAACGGTTTCGGTGCTACTAGCATTCATAAAGTAACTATTAAAGGCGGTACTACAGGTTTTGTGAACATCAATAATGCCGGCAATCCTCCAGACACCGTAGGTGGGACTCAAGGTGTGGAAGCACGGAGATTAAGAGCTAAAGCCGCGGCAATGGGTAAGAAATTAAAGAGAGATGCGGAAGCCTTGACTACACCTGTCCAAGCCGCCCCGGCCGCACCGGTTGCTACACCTGTCCAAGCCGCCCCGGCCGCACCGGCTGTTCCAGCTGCTAAAGCGCCGAAACAAAAGAAACAGCCGAAGGCTCCACTGCCGCATGTGGATACGGCTGAAGCAGTTAATATAGAGCATAAATACGTGGTTAAAGCATTCAACAGAATTCAAAAAAGCATCATTCAAAAGAACTGGTTGTTATACAATAGAGCTGCGTTAAGAGATGCGGCACTAAACGTTAAGTTGGCACATCCAGGGAAAGAAAGAATAGCGCGATTTGACGACTATCTACAAGAATTTGCACGAGCCGCCGTCGGATATCCAAGTCTTCAACAACATCTTCAACGCATTATAAATAGAAAGAATTACCTGGTACAACACGATATAAAACAGAGAGCAATGCAGTTGGCAGGCATACAGCCAAAGGCTAAAGCCCCCGGCGCACGCTGGGATTCTTATGACCCAACCACGCACGTAAACGTGCTTGCAAATAATCCTATAACCGCTCGAAAGGGATTCGGAAACGGCAATCACGCGAACGATGTGTACAAGATCAAATTGAAGGACGATGGAGCTGCAAATCTAAAACCTGTCACAAACCGCGGAATGTACGGAACTCCACAAACGGAGGTTTTTGGGTTTGAAGCGATGAGCGCTATGGGATTTGGCGACGTTGTACCGATTACAACTTACCGCACTACGCCGTCTCTTGGCCTGTGTTCCACGCAAGTGTGGGTAGAAGGCGGAATACTTGGAAAAGATTATGATATGCGCAAAAATCCTCCGACCGCTGAAACTATGAAATCCGCCTCAAAAATGCATGTAGCAGATATGGTGCTTGGTAACCGCGATAGAAACATGGGCAACTGGATGTTTGACCCTGCTACCGGCAAGGTAGTGGCGCAGGATAACGGTTTGATGATGCTTGAAGGACCGAGAGATGAAAGTTATGACTGGGTTGCTAGTCGAGCGGTTGATCACGCGCAGAGTGTAAACTATGAATTAACAGGAAGTTTTGACAAACCTGAAGTGTTCAAAGCGGATGTGGATGCGGCGGAAAAATTTGTTAGAAGTCCCGAGTACGAAACTCTCCTACGAAAACACTTTGACGACAATTACATGCAGACGTATTTGAAAGGCATTACAGTGGACGAGTACGTTGATCGGTGCAAGAAAATGAGTGAGACAGGTATTCAAAAATTGCATGATAGTTTCAAGATAATTTAAGGAGATCCAGATGATATACATTTTATTCACGAACGCGGAAGTGGAATCAATAGCAATGGTGCCGGACGAAGGCGAAGTGGAAATGCTGGTTAATCCTGATGTCTTCGACAGACTGCTGTCTAAGTTGAAGCTTGATGATGTTGAAAATCACGGGGACTCCTACAAGTTTGACAAGTCTAAACCCGAGCATTGGAAATTGCTTCCAACAGTTTTTCGCAACCCTCAGTGTTGTGTAATAGAGTACGCAGATAAAGAATTCATGGATCTCGACCTTGAAGATGAAGATGGATTTGAGGGCCTTGATAGTGAAGATGTTAGTGTAGAATTAGATGATGACGAGGATATAAATGGCATCTTCGACGAGACGGACGAACCTTCAAAGACAGATTGACCAATACGAGCGGCAGCTGGAAGAGCAGACGCAGAAGATCGTGCAGGAAGAGCTCAATAGACTTTTCCGTGCTGTCCAGTTGAAGGTCCGTAGGGTTGGCCGCATGCGCCCGGGAATCGGTGCACCCCGCTTGCGTTTACACAAAGCAGAGGTTGTTGATAAGACCAGCATGTGGCAGATATTCCTTGACAGGATGATGAGTCGCCTAATAGAGGCGCTTCTCTCGGGGTATATAACTCTTCAAGGTCTTATTGCTATGCGAGTCACTGGCGAGCCGCTTGAGTTAGATACCGACTTGATTGCCCAGTCTCTTCAAAGCCAGCTTGCAACACGCATTACGCACACAACCAAGACCCTCAAGAGAGAGGTGGGTAGAAAAATTGTGTCTTGGTACAACTCCCCAGGAATGACCAACCAAGATATCATAAAACAGCTTCAACCAACATTTGGCGCAGCACGCGCCTCACTTATATCCCGGACTGAAATAACAAGATTAGACGCACTGGTGCAAGAGGACACCGCCAGGCAACTGGGGATTACGCAGTGGTGGTGGATGACCAAGCGCGACCAGCTGGTATGTAAGCGACCGATCAATGGCCCAGATGGAAAGCGGTATAACGGGTGCAGAGATCTTCATGGGAAGGTATTCAACATTGGCGATAAAATGCCCCCTGACGGTTCCCACATCGGATGCCGGTGCAAAGCGATTTTGATATCCAAACCTAAGCCATCTGTAAACGACACTCCGATAGTAGATATAAGCCATCTGATTAAGGCAGACTTCGAAGAGTCAGAACATCCTAGGGACAAGGATGGGAAGTTCGCCCCGAAGGGTACCGGCGTGAAGGGCATTGATAAGGAACGGTCTGAGGCGTACGACTCGCAGGAGGAAGCACTGCAAGCGGCCGAGAACCATCTGGGTAACGGCCGGCCGGTGGCAACGTACAAAGTAAAACAACCCAAGCTGGTGACGGACATCTCGCGGGAGATATCAAGTTGGCGGACGCCAAAGTGGTTAAATGACGAATCCCGTTACAAAGATATGGCTAAACAGGTATTCGAGAATCGGCTTGCGACAGATGTAAAGGATGAAGGCAAAGGTCGTTCAGTTGACGAGTATCGGGAAGAGTTATTTACCAAGTTTCACTCGATGGTTGACAACCAGCCGCTTCGTATACGAGTTAGAATCCAGCATATCGAAGTGTTACTGTCAGAGGACGAGGAGCGCTACAAGACGCAGTTCGAGACTGGCGTGTCAGGCGGGCTTCTGGATAATTCCCGCAGGTCACAAGCAGAATTAGAGGGACTTAATATCCCAGAGCATATTGACGCACGCTACAGGCCAACTTATGGCTATATTAATGACACGATGGGCGACCCATCACATTACGGCAAAGTGGGTTTTATATTGAACGAGAGCGTAAAGAAAAGGGCAACCATTACCTTGGACGATTCGCTGAGAGGTATGGGAATTGGTTACTTGCCCATACCGTTCAATCAAATCGTGCCGGGGCGTGCGGCGAATGACCCGGAAGAGTTGATGTACGTGGGTGCTTGCATTGGCAATAAGACACACACGATAAGAAAAGGCAAGGTTCCGTCGTGGAGTTACATTGAAGCACAAATTCAGGGAGGCTGGCACATGGGCGAGGTCACCGGCGCCGTGTTTTACAAGGACTGTTTTAAATCGGATGGTACACTCGAGCCGGAGTATGCAAAACTTGAGGCCAAGTTGAAGGACAGAGGTATAAAGGTGGAATATAATGCAAATAAAGAATAAAGTGCTCACCCAGGAAGAATATGAATTGCAGATGAACAAGATGCTGGAGCAGTATACCAGCCCTGACCAGCTTAAGGCCGTGGCAAAGGATATGTACTCTGACACATACTTTATGGTGCCGCCAGACGTGGAGGCGGCCAGTGATGACATGCGCCCCAACTGTTTCATGTGGGACGCGGGGCGCGGCGAGTTCGGAAACCCTCCCCGGCCGCTGGGCGTGTGGGCCAAGTATTACTATCTCGAGGAGTACAAGGGCGATGTGCCTGACAAAGACTTAAACTGGCAGACACTTGAAAACCTCAATAAATCCGACTTCGAAGAGTCCGAGCATCCTAGGGACAAGGACGGAAAATTCACTGACAAGGGTACAGGATATGGTGTGTCTGCAGCGAATTTTAAGCTACCAAAATACAGAAACATAAAAGAGTTATATAGAGAAAAACGCGGGGTCAATAATGTTAAATATTCTAAAACGGCAGCAAGTATGATTAATTTACCTAGGCATGAAATTGACGAAATGGAAGCTATGCTTAAATCAAAGGAATCTATAAGAGCATCGGTGAAAAAGAGTTTAGTATTAACTTTGTCAAGCAAATCTGGCGTACCCGAGGACAAAGTTTCAGATATTATTAAACAATGGTCTAATACTTCTAATGGTCACTCTGCGAGCTCGCAAAAGATACAGCGCGTAGTTTCTGAGATGTTCCATGTTGAATTAAGTGATTGGCAAAAACAGAATATAAAAGAAGTAGAAGACGCTAGGCAATCACAAACACCCGAAGGAAAAGCCGCGTATAAGCAATCTTATGAACGTAGATTTTACAAACGCGCAGAAGACATTATAGCCGCAGCAAAGGAGTACAAAAAAGAACGTCCTACCGCAGACGCTGCCAGTTGTATAGAAGCTGCGTATTATAGAGGTTCTAATTTTGACGTAATTATACCGGAGGACGATCCATTCATTAGATACGGCAGCCTTTCAAAGTGGTTCGAATACACTACTAACATATATAAAGCGCTTCGTGATAGCAACGGAGATATCAATAGCATTAAGCCGATTGTAGAAAATATGAAACAATTTATAGATGACGTGGTCTTGGACTTTAACGGGGGTCCAGAATTAGACGAGACTGATGTTAAAAAGGTAGTTAGTGCGATGTATGAAAACACGCAGGAACAATTTGCCAAAATGGGATTTAACCCTGATGACGAAATTGAAGTATACCGAGGATTGGGACATAATCTTGTTGAAGGGCGTAAAGGCGAAATAGTGGAAGTACATGGTAATGCTATAGAAAGCTGGAGTTTATACCCTAAAGTGGCTCAAAAATTCGGGAAGTTTGTGTTAGCATCGAGGGTGCCAGTAAAGAATATACTTAGCACCTTTATGAGCGGTTTTGGCTGTCTAAACGAGTCGGAATTAGTGGTGTTAAATGGAACAAAAAGTACCGCTGTTATATTGTTGTCCACATAATTTTATAAGAAGGTAAAAATGAGAGTTATAGTTATAAACACAGAAAAAGAAGACGATTGGATTCGTTCCCCACAAGTGACTGAAGGTCACGTGCCTGACAAAGACTTAAACTGGCAGACACTTGAAAACCTCAATAAATCCGACTTCGAAGAGTCCAAACACCCTAGGGACGGAGACGGCAATTTCGATATACCGCCGACCAGCGAGGCGTGAGTACATTCTAATGATATGTGGGAGTGAAAACATGCCAAAGTGTAGAGCGATACTGCAAGACGGAGACCGATTGGTGCTGCTACCTGAAGGTGAAACTCTAACCCCTGATAGTCTTGTGTATATTCACAACATAAAGGTAGGGGTCACCTGCGAAAAACTGTGGGTACAGGTGCTGTACAAGTTTATGGATCTGCATGAACCCGACGAGGAATTTAAAAATAAAATATTTGAAGTATAAGGATTACACCAATGAGCAATAAGACTTCCATTACTATGAATTTGTCACAACCAGAGGTGAAATTAATTCTTAGACTTCGGCAGTTGAGGAAGGTGTCGGAAACACGCTTGTTTTTGGTGACCACCTCCCCTCTGTCACTCTGCGTTATGGGACAAATTGAGATACTTGAAGCATGCTTGAGCGGCAGTGGACTGGGTTTGTAGCATGAGGACCGGAACACCTGGAACACCTTTTGACCGAAAAGTATTAAATATATAATAGAAGTGTGTGAGACGTATTTAATCGAAAATGACAATAAGGTGTTCCAGGTGTTCCGTTTGGAGTGGAGATTGATTGAACCTTTTCCGTGCAATTGTTATATAATTATAAAGATTGACGAGACCCATCAGACACTCGGCAGCATGTTATATTGCTGCCGGGTGTTTTAGTTAAGGAGAGTTTATGGAAGCTTCAATGTTTATCCCAATTCAAAAGGTTGATCTGGAGCGCAGAGAAGTTTGGGGTTGGGCGGCAGTTGAAGAGCCGGACAACTCCGACGAGGTTATGGACTATGTGTCCTCAAAACCGCACTGGATGGAGTGGTCCCAGCGCGCTCAAAAACGGTCCGGTGGAAAGAGTCTCGGGAACCTACGTGCGATGCACCAAAACGTCGCTGCAGGTAAACTGATAGATCTCCGCGCAGATGATATGCGGCGTGGATTTTATATCGGTGCCAAGATCGTTGATGACAATGAGTGGAACAAAGTTACTCAAGGTGTCTACACCGGTTTTTCAGTCGGCGGCAGTTATCTAAAACGGTGGATGGACTACCGCGACCAGGGGAAAACTCGGTATACTGCCAAGCCTACAGAAGTTTCAATTGTAGATGCACCTTGCATCCCCAGCGCTACCTTTGAAATTGTGAAAGGCGACGGTCTTGTGGAAATCCGACACTTCAGTCCCACCGACGGTGAAAACGTGCTCAAATGGGACGAGTCCAAACATCCGCGGGATCACGGAAAGTTTAGCTCCAAGCCTGGTGGAAGCGGTGATAGTGAGGAAGACGATTGGGCAGATGATGATGAGACCTTGCCTGAGGGCGTAGACCAGTATGCGGATGCTAAACAGCAGTTAGACGACAAATTAAAATTCGCCCGGCAAAATAGATACGAGTCCATCAGACAACATCACATATCAGAATCTGATGACGAACCATATGCTCGTACAGCGTATGATGAAAAGCAGGGACATACCGGAAGATTACAGCCTGTAAACACTAATAGTGGCAAGGGATACTTTGGTATGACTGATGATGCAAAACGTCAGGCTACTGTACGTCCCGATGAAAAGCAGCCTGGTGCATGGTATACACACGCTATGGCGGACGGTGAAAAAACTGTTATCACACATCATTCTAATGAATTTGAAGCTCGCCGACGCGCGGAATTGCATTTATCAAATAAACCACTTAGCGATGTTCAAAAAGTAAGTAAAATGGAAGGGGGTGAAACCTTGGCCGAAAAATTTGAGATGTTTAAAATGTTGGCGAATGAGATCTTGGAAGAGATCGACGAGCTTGAGAAGGTGGATATCCCCGGTGCACCTGAGGAAATTGCGAGCATTCAACTGCCTGGGGAAGTCGGAGGTGATTATGAAGTAGAACACATGCCGGAACCAAGCACGACTATGACCCTTGACGAGAACGTGTCAACAGGCCAGGAGCAGCTTGCTCAGCATGCTGTCAAATCACAGGATCTATCAGCCGCTTTTGAAGCATGGTTGCCGAAAGTGGGAGCAATGGTAAAAGCGGAAATTGCGGCTGCTTTAGAGTTAAAAGAGGGCAAATCACCGTCGCCCGCCGTGCGTATGGTGAAAGTTGCACGAAGTCCTATAAAAGTTTCACGAAAGGAGAAACGTTAAATGGGTACAAAAGCTGTAGCCAAAGGAGACTCGGCGGGTACTGTTGGAGCCGCTCGAGACATGGTATCTCAGCTCCAGGAACAGGCAAAAAATGGCCAAATTGACGGCGCTTTGTTAGATCAACTGGAAGCCATTTTGAGAGTTAGCGTTGACACCGCTACCAATCAACAGCCTGCGATGGAAGCAGATGCCGGTAAGGTGACGGATGTTGCATCCGCACCAGAACCCTCCACCGCTCTCCCGGATGAGAATGAACTTCAGAAAGAAGATCTCCCGGAAGAGTTGGAAGAGGAAGATGCAGAACCAATTCCTGATATGGAAGAGGATGAGCCAGAAAGCGAGGAAGAAGTGCAAAAACTCGAACCAGCAAGTGCTCGCAGTGGCCACGGTCCTGCGTTGCACTTCGATAAAGTGGAAGACTATCGGCGCGTACTTCCTGATTTTATTAGCGCCATGGAAAGTGGGCGGATGGCAAAAGCCCAGAAGATTGCTGGGAACAGCAATGAAGGATTTGATACTCTGTTCAACATGGCACAGCGTGCACTGTTGACTGAGGGAGGGTGGACCTCTGATAATCTCGCCAAACTCAGCGGGGTTGCTGCATCAGATTCCCTTTCAAAATCCATCACCGCGTCAAGCGTTCCTGGCATCTATCTGATTCGCCTGGCGAAATTGATGCTTCCTGTGTACGCAGGTTTGACCAAGCGTCTGCCAACCGAATCACCCAAAACCGGCAGCACCGAGGCCATTTGGAAGGCTCAGTTGGGATTCGGCTCTCTTGCAGAGGCAGACTTCTTCCGTATTGCTGAAGCTTCAATCGGCGTAGAACCCCCGACCAGCTTCCTCGAGTTCAAAGCGCCTTATAACGACTTGTCAGTCAATGACAACGTGACCTTGAAAGCCCTCAGGACTAGCGCTGGCTATGCAGATCCTCTGCAAATTGGCGTTATCAAGGCCATGAGCGCGCTGCTTCGTGGCCAGGAACGCGTTGTACTTGGCGGTAACCGCGCTGCAATCGCAGCTCCCACGGCAGTAACAGTCGCGCAGGGTACTCCTGCTCAAACCGTTATTGCTGCTGGATCCTACGTCGTAGGTGTTTCGGCGCTTACTTACGAAGGTTGGTTAAACCAGTCCGTTGGTGGTGGAGCAAACGGCGAAACCGTTGCTACCTTTAGCGCTCAGTTTGTTCTCGGCGCAGGATCTTCAGTCACCGCTACCTGGCCCGCCGTACCCGGCGCCGTTGCGTACAATGTGTACTTCTCCGGCTCAAGCGGACACTACTCAGGATCAACCTCCAAGTGGAACCAGACAGTTTTGATTAATAAAGCAGTTATCAGTGCTTTGTCATCTGGTTCAAATGTCTGCAACTCCTCGGATACTACTGCGAATGCCACGTACGGCGTTGAGGGTATCTTAGCCTGGTGTGAGAAAGCGACTGTCTACAGCAATGCGATTCCATCAAAGCAAACCATCACCGACAATGCTGGTGCAGGACTTACTGCTGGAAACGGTGGTATTACTCAGTTCGATACCATTCTTGCTTCCCTGTGGACAAACTGGCACACAGCTCCATCCTTGATGGTTATGAGTCCGAACATGAATGCCACTCTTGTTGGCAAACTCCAGAGCCTCGGATCCGGTACCTTCTATCGCGTGGATGTAACCAATGAACGGAACACCGTCAACGGCGGTATGATGGTATCTGGGTATGTCAACAAGTTTGCTCCTTATGCAGACGGGACTCCCAGGATGATCGATGTGCTTCCGCATCCTTATATGCCGGATGGCACCATTGCATTTCTATCGGAAACAATTCCGTATCCGATGGGCAATGAGAGTCGTGGATTTGTACGCGACGTGCTTCTGCCTTACACGTACTTCCCCCTGCCTTCACAGGCTTCTGGGGTCAACAAAATCCGCTACGACTTCGCGATCACCACATCAGAAACCATCGAGTGCTTCAACCCCGGTCCCCAGACCGCCCTCGTTGGTGTAGACTACACGGCATAAGCTAATGATTACTGCAGAAACACCTGACTCCGCTGCGCTGGAAAAAGCGTTAACCAACGCTATTCAGCAATTTAAGATCCTCGCCTCTGAGGCCATGGTAAAGAGTCTGGAGGCGGTAGAGGAGATAGTATCTCCCTATCCACCTCAACCTGATCGCATGCGGTCCGGACATCTAAATACCTATGTACGAGGACAAGGAAGCTACCCTAAAAGTGCTTTTGTACCAGACGCAACGGAGCCAGGTGGATTTGCAATGAAAAAGCGCGTGCCGCGTTCCTCAATAAGAATGACCAGCCAGCAAATGGATAAGCGGTATAAGAAAACCGTGGTTCAAATGGACGAGACTGTAGAAGGATCGCTGTATAATACTGCAACATACTCAGGATACGTTATTGGATCTAAAACTGAGAAACCGCGGCAGCAGCCATTTCATGCTCTAACTGGTTGGCCAAATAAAGACGACTCGTTTGAACAAGCTCTTCCACAAATACATAAATATGTGGAAAGAGCTATAGATAAACTGCTTAGACTTGCGCGGAGGTCTGTATGAGCGATTATACTTCTGTCGCCAGAGTAAAGCAGGAAATTAGAAGCATTTCATTAACAGATTCTCCAGACGATGCATTATTGGGGCTCTTGGTAACGGCGGCATCAAGAGCGTGGGATAGAGCATGCACCGGGGCACCAGATGCTGAGGATTATTTTATCTCAGGATCTGTAGTGAACGAGGTGCTTAGAGGACAGGTGGATTATTTAGGAAGTTCCATCCTGTGTTATCCTCATAAACCAATCATTGAGTCTGTACAAGAATTTTCGTTCCAAGAAAATATTATTGGAACAACATATACGGTGGATCCAGCAAGAATAGAAGTAAATGGTCCCTCCGTCCGCGCGTATCCATCAAGCCTATCTTTTGGTTTTCCTTCTCAGTGCAGAATTACGATAAGTTATACTGGCGGTCTTGGTGCCACCTATGCAGATTTGCCTGAGGACATGCAGGAAGCAGTGGCAATATTAGCTGTTAGATTTTTTAGAGAAGCCGAAACGGGTCTTGCGGATCAAATTGGAGTGGCTGAATTAGGACAATTAGTATACACAAAAGCGTGGCCGATTCGCGTACAAGAAATTTTGCAAGTTTATAAAAGACACGTTGGATGGAGACACGTAGCATGACAACTGCTGAGGTTCCTGATATCTTAGAACGCATCGCGCTAATTCAGCGAGAGATCCTAAATCCTACTACGGGGCGCGCCTGTACGGCGTATGAAAACGTGCCGTATGTAATATCTTCTGTTGACATGCCGTTATTTGTGAATTACGCCGGTCCAGCGTCTCAACTATTATCCGCAGGATCGGACGCGAATGCAAGAGAATTTAATGAAATTCGTGCGTATACTATGATACTGTATCATTCTCCATTTGGATCCGGCACAGAGGGTGAAATGTCTTCGTTGCTAACACCGTTTTTTCCGTTAGTTTATATAAGGTTTGGGATGTATCCTAAATTAAAACTGTTAGCAGGAATTGTAGACGCGCGCCTAACTGGAGACAGCGGGATGTCTACAGTAAACTTCATGAATCAGCAGTATTTTGGTATAAAATTTACGCTTCAAGTAAGTAATAAAGTACGCCGTTTACTCGGCGATTATGAATGAAAGGAGTATTAAATGAGCGCTCCATCAAAAATTCGTGCTAGTGCTGGTTTTAGGAATTTGTCGCTCTTCGAGCTTAATTCCTCAGGATATCCGATTGGAGCATCCACAAAACAGCTGTTAGTACCTTATGTCATCTCTTCGGGATCTTATATCTCTGGTTCTGTAACAGAGTCTGTTGCAGTTGGAGCAACGGTGTCAGGATCTGTTGGGTATTACGGTATCCAGCACAGCGGCGCTAAAGTGCTTACCATCAACGATCCTCTTCCTCGCATCATTCCTCACATCGGAGACGACGGAGTCTTTAGTTTGCAAGTGTTACCATCGCTTGAGCCGGCAAACGGCGAACTGCAGATGGAAAAGACTAACGACATTGTGGATGCCATTGCTGGCAACGTAAAGCAATTTACGGTGGGTGAAGCAAACATGCTTGGATCGGTTACTGGTCAGCGTGGGTATGAAAATCAGGTTGGCGCAATCGCCTTTAGCGCGGCCCAGGATGTGGACCCGGAGAGTGCCGCTTTTGGTAGCTCAGTATGGGACTTCAGGATTTTCCCCAAAGCAACCATATTCCATAGGGATACTGGGTTTACTCAAGAAGCCAATCAGAGCATGTACTCGTTTACCCCAGCTTATGTGACTTCACACATTTGGGGAACGGCTTTTACCACCGCAACTGAGGGATTCAAGCGTGCACAAATCATTCGCGGCGTAAGTCAGTATAAACCAGTGCTCGTCAGTTTTCTCGGAGACGGTACGACAAAAGCATTTCCGTTTGATAGTCAGATGCCTCCTCAAGCTGCTGGTAAGGTGGCTTGCTGGGTGAATGGCACGCTTCAGAGTGTTGGTGCCGCCTACGCTGCAAGTGTCTATGGTTTGCATTTTTCAACAGCCCCTGCCGCAAACGCGGTTATCGTAGCATTTTACGAAACAGTATAAAAGGAGAAACCTTATGGAGAAACAGATGACACTCCAGTATAATAATGACGGCAATCCTGTAGAGATAACTCTCCGGAGAGCCTCAGTAAAAACTGGGATCAAACGCTACACATTAATGTCTGCAGCGGATGAATTGAATAGAAAAGAAGAGACGGATCCGATTCTCGCAACTATCCGTCTCTTTACCTTTCCAACCGTAGTTTGCGGAACTGTAGAGGTTAAAGGTTTACCTTGGCCAATGGAACTCGAAGAGTTTATGGAACTCGATGAGATTTTGGTGGACAAGTGGTTAGACGCAATATATACGTTAAACCCACATTGGAAGGGTTTATCAAATGATAAAGAATCGGAAGACGTGAAAGTAAAAAAATAAACACGCTGAGGGAACTCATTCGGAATTATCTGTCAGACGAAGAGGACGCCTCAGACGCCATTCCAATGCTTACTGGCGACGACGGCGATGTGAACGAAGCGTGGAAGATGTACACGCAGATGGCTGCGACAGATTGGAAGCTCCTTCCAGCAGCCGGAGGTCTTGAAGACCAAGACGAAGTGCTTATGGATAACGTGTTTGCAATAAGACTGGCGGTCCAGAAATTACGTAAAGAATAGGTATCTATGGCTGATAGCATGTACGAGGTCTTAATAAAATTTGGACTTGACGACAAGAAAGCTCGTGAAGCTATTGAGCGATTGGCGCAGGTTGATAAGGCCAGTGCATCCATAGGTAAAAAAGGAGTAGAAGCTAATAATGCCTTAGGCGATTCATTTAAAAAAATCGCCGGTCAACTAGGCGGGATGCTCGCCGGCTATCTCTCCATACATACAGTAATGGGTGCTATCACCCATTCAGTTAATCAATATATTCAACAGTCTGGTACAAGCGAAACAACCAGTCGACGATGGCTGGAAGCTACACAACAAATTGAATTTGCGACTACAAGTCTGGGAAGATCAATAGCGACTGCGGTACTTCCAGTTTATGAAAACATTGCGAAGTCTATAAAAGAAGATATTATCCCCGGACTTGAACAGGCTATAGCACTCACTGGGAAGTTATTCGAGTGGTCCTATGAAACTGCGGGTGTAGGAAGAGCGAGGCTCTC